ATTAGGGTTAGGTTATGATTTATTTGATGCTATAATGAACGCCAGAGAAAAACAAGCTAAAAATTTAGCAGACGTTTTAGTTAAAGAAGCAAAAGATAATTCACTTCCTATTATTATACTAGGTAAAGCATATAAACCAGATGTACATTACGAAGACGGCTCTACATCCATACTAACAGGACACTTCTGTGTAGAACAAGGAATTGTACCGGAATATGATCAACCAGCACCCTATAAAGCTGTTTACCTTTTAGGACATATGGGCAAACATCATGACTACAAATTTCCTAATGGCTCGGTAGTCGTGGATCCATGGAGATCTTTCGTTGCCCCAAACGATACAATCTCGGTAATCCATTATGGGAACACAAGACTCAAAAAATAGGCTTTTCATAATTGGGTGTAGTTATTCTCAATATGTAAATCCTACGTATGCTGATTTTTTAGGAGCAGATTATAACCAAACATTTAACTACGCATTAAGCGGAGCAGGAAATAGATTTATTTTCCATACTGCAGCTTATGTATTTGAAAAGTATAAACCAAAACCAAACGATACTGTTATAGTACAGTGGTCTAGTGTTGGAAGATGGGACCACGTATTTAACAATAAAACCTTCTGGACAACACCAGGTAGTTTATCCTACCAGGATTCTTTCTCTGAGGAAATAGTAGACAAGTATTTCAATTTAGTAGCAGAAGCATACAATCTTATAAACTATGTTAATGCTATAAAAGCAATAAGTCTAACGTACGGGTGTAATTTTACTACGTTTAATATGTTTGATCCCTGGATAGAGTTATTCTACGGGGAACCTTATAGTACCCGTATTTTTGAAAAGTATTCAGATTATATAGGCAAATATTATCCCTTTAAACAGTTAGAACAGACGTTTAAGAACGTTGGAGCATTAGAAAGTGTAGAAGAATATATTTGGAGATTTCCTTTAGAAAAACCTTTATACTTTTATAATATGGAAGGGAGACAAGATGAAAGTCATCCAAGTACTAACCAGCATTTAGAATATGCTAAATACCTTAGTAAGGAATTAGGATTAGGAGGTGATAATTTACATACCCCTAAACTTAAACATTATGCTTCACAGATAACAGATATGTACAGTAGACCTGACCTAACAGAACAGCAACTAATGTTAGGAGAAGTGGATGGTCATGAATGGTTTACTAAAGTACCACGACCTGGCGCTAATTACGTTCTTTGCGTTGATAATGAAAAGTATCCTAGCCGATTATTTGGAAATAAATATGAGTTAGGTTCTAACACTATCAACCAATGGATGCAATTATAATTTCAGGATACCTAAACGATTTATCTGATAATATTATTCCTTTTATTAAAGGTAACGATCTGTACGTTCACACTTGGGATAATAATGACAATAGTAGGTGGATAAAGAAACTACAGAGATATAAAAAATATACTAACAACTTTAGTATCACAACTGAAAGTCCTAAATATGATAAAAAACTATATTCATATTTCTACTCTACATATAAAGCTTTGAGCATCATACCTAATATTAGTATGTATAGTAAGATAGTAAAGTTTAAACCTAACTTTATAGGAGATAGCATTCAGTATAAAGGTGACTTAAAAAGGTATTTTGAAAAAGCTAAATTAGCAACACGACCTTTATTAAAAGAGTATAATAAAGAAGATTGCTTTTACGGTACAGTATATTATAAGAATATAGACGAACGATTATTTTCCGGATATCCGTTGGCTTTTAAAAAAAACTTTCTTATATTAAATGATATAGAGTCGGCTATTTATAAATTAGACCAGACATTAGTTGATAAATACGGAGAAAATTATGAAGGAAGTATTTTTTGGACTGAATGGTTTAAACAAAATAATACGCCGGTAATATTAGATACAGATTTAAATTTACCAAATAATAAAATGTAATGGCAAAAAAAATTAAATTAGCAGAAGAAGAAATCAAAGCACTTGAAGACATTAAACTAAAAAACTCAGCAATCATTGAAGAGTTTGGTAGAATAGGCATCAGTACTTTAGATTTAGAAGCTAGACAAGAAAGAGCAGAGGATTTCCTATCTAAACTTAGAAATGCTGAAATTAACTTATCAAAAGCTCTAGAAGAAAAGTACGGAAAAGGTACTGTAAATCTTGAAACTGGAGAGTTTAACTCACTTAAGTAGAAACTTTTTTCACTTACATTTTTTTCTTAGGAGGTTTTCGGTCCTCTTTTCCTATTTATAAATGTTAATAACACACGGATAGGCAAATCTGTTTTCGATTTACTAACGATATTTATAAGAGAACGAATAATCTAATTTAAGATAAAATGGCAGAATCATTAATCTCCCCAGGGGTACTATCAAGAGAGCAAGATAGATCTTTTATTGCTCCTGCTCCATTAGAAGCTGGTGCAGCTTTTATAGGACCAACAGTAATCGGACCAGTTGAAGAACCTACAGTGGTTACTTCTTACGGTGACTACCAAAGTAAATTTGGTGTTGCTTTCGAATCAGGTTCAAACAAATACGAATTTCTAACATCACTAGCAGTTAAATCCTACTTTGAGCAAGGAGGTAACTCGGCACTTATTACTAGAGTAGTAAACGGTTCCTTTACTGGAGCTTCTAACTCTACTGTAGCAGCAGCCGATGCCGGCGCAGCGCCGTTCTCTATCCAAACATTAGGTAAGGGAGCTATCCTTAATAACTCAACAGGAGCAGGTGATGCTGGATCACAAAATAGCGACGGGTCACTAGTTGACGGTAGCGCAGAAAATATTAGATGGGAAATCGGTAACGTTGACGAAAAGAACGGTACATTCTCATTATTGATCAGAAGAGGTGACGATAATTTAAGTCAAAAGACAGTACTTGAATCATTCAACGACCTTAGCTTAGATCCTAACTCGGAAGGATACATTGCTAAGATTATTGGAGACCAGTACAAGTCTAAATCTACAGATGGTGGACAGACTTACATCTCTACAGTAGGATCATACGTTAACAGATCTAACTACATTAGAGTAGCTTCTGTTGACAGACAAACACTTAATTACTTAGCAAACGATGGAGTTTCAGTAAGAACAGCAGCTTATACAGGTTCTTTACCAGTTGCATCTTCTGGATCGTTCCACGGTGCGACAGGAAACTTGTATCAATCAACTGAACCTAACAAACATTTCTCTGAAATCTCAGCTGGAAATACTCAAGGTTTAGAGGCAAGTGACTATGCAGATGCTATTTCAATTTTAACTAACCAAGACGAATACGTTTTCAATATCGTTTCTGCTCCAGGATTAATTTATTCTTACGGAGATCACAAGACACAATTAGATGCAGTTATTTCTTTAGCATCTAGTAGAGGAGACAATATTGCAGTAGTAGATTTATCTGCTTATGGAACTTCAGTATCTAATGCAGCAGGAAATGCAGCATCAGTTAATAGTTCTTATGCAGCTACTTACTGGCCTTGGCTACAGATGCAATCATCTACAGGTAAATTAGAGTTCGTTCCTGCATCAGTTGTAATCCCAGGTGTATATACATTCACTGACGGAGCTGCAGCACCATGGTTTGCACCAGCTGGTTTAACTAGAGGTGGAATATCAGATGTAATTCAAGCAGAAAGAAAATTAACTAGAGGTCAAAGAGACACTCTATATAGTGCCAATGTAAATCCAATTGCTACATTCCCAGGAAGTGGAATTTCAGTATTCGGTCAAAAGACACTACAGAAGAAGAAATCAGCATTGGATAGAGTAAATGTAAGAAGACTATTGATTGATCTTAAGAAATTCTTAGGAGACCAAGCTAAATCATTAGTATTTGAGCAGAATACTATTGCTACAAGAAACAGTTTCTTAGCAAATGTTAATCCTTACTTAGAATCAGTAGTACAAAGACAAGGTCTTTACGCTTACAGAGTAGTAATGGATGACACAAATAACACCGCAGATGTAATTGACAGAAACCAATTGGTAGGGCAGATATTTATTCAGCCTGCAAAAACAGCCGAATTCATTACACTTGACTTCGTAATCTTACCAACAGGTGCAACATTAGGTGAATAATTTTAAAAGTTGAATATTTATAATAAAGATAACACAAAATGGCAGTATTAGATCCTAACGAAATAATGTTCAGAGCTTTCGAACCGAAAGTGCAAAACAGATTTATCATGTATATTGATGCAATTCCATCTTTCATGATAAAAAATGTCAAAGCTCCTACGTTTACAGATAACGTAGTAAAGCTAGACCATATTAACTCATATAGAAAAATCCGTGGAAAGAGAGAATGGGCAGAAATGACTATGACTCTATACGATCCGATTACTCCAAGTGGAGCACAAGCCGTAATGGAATGGGCAAGACTAGGATACGAATCAGTAACTGGTAGAGCTGGATACTCAGATTTCTACAAAAAAGATTTAACTCTTAACGTATTAGGTCCTGTAGGGGACGTAATTGGAGAGTGGATCATTAAAGGTGCATTCGTTACAAATGGAGACTTTGGTCAGTTTGACTGGTCTTCTGATGCAGTAGTTGATTTAGGAATTACAATCAACATGGATTACTGTATATTGAATTACTAGGATTAAGATACTTTATTATATATTAAGAAGCCCCCTTGTGGGGCTTTTTTTTTATATTTAGTTGGTTCTAAAATATAAAGTTCTTATATTTATATATAAACTAGTTTTAATTATTAATAATTTATGGAAAAT